TCTACAGGAGTAGTGTCAACTACTGGACTTGCAACAGGTCTTTCTTCTGTCATACTATTTGCAATATTACCTACTGAAATTGTACCAGAAAGAACTGCATCAAGACGAGCTTTCAATTCTTCATAAGATTTGAAGTTTGAAGCAGCAGTCTTCTCTGCAAGAGGATATGCTTTTCCCCATACTTCTTCCATTTGTTCATCATTATCAAATAGTGCAGTCGGTGAATCAAACTCTGATTTATCATAGTTCCAATAACCATCAACTTTACGAATTTTCAGTTTGAAGTTTGCACCTTCCCAAAAATCAAATGGATTGATAGGGGATTCATCTTCAAATTCTGGTTGCATCGCAGCCATCAATTTATCAAAGATTTTCTTTCCAAAACGAAACAAGAATACTTTACCTTCATTCTCAGGGTGTTTGCTATCGCTCACCACATAGATATTTGAGAAGTATTGTAATTTTCTTTTCTGTTTACGAGCGATCTCTTTGTCAGACTCTATACCAGTATTCCAGTATGAAGAGTTCATTTCAGACACAGGGTCTTTCTGTCCAATTGTAGTAAGAGAGTTTTCAATATACCATTGACCAGTAGGGCCTTGGAACGCATGATTCCAAACCTTTGCCCAAGGCATATCTTCTCCCTCAACTGCTGGAAGAAATCTAATGACTGCAAAGCCATTACCAGATTTATCAAGTTCTGGTTTCCAAAGACGTTCATCTTTGTAAGATTTTTTATCCTGTGGAGCATTTTCTTCTTTGACTGCACCTAATAGTTTATCAAGTGAATTAGTTCTTTTTAACGTATCTATTGACATTTAAGTCTCCTTATGTTAACGTATGTACTTGTGTAGTTCTTCGTATGTTAAATCTGTACCAACCCGATGGAACTTAACATTGGGGAAATCCCTTTGTACCATTCTAAATTGATTGTTCCAGTTCACAGGGTTAAACCCCCTGTTGTTTTCGGGCAGATAATTACTACTGCCCTTATATACATTATTTATGGGTTTGTTATAATCGTTTCCGTCAAACCCTAACATATATATCTCTTCTGCACCATACTTGCAAGCAAGGTATAGTGCTGTATTTCCAGCAGACCAATCTTTGGGATAATCAATATTGATTACTTTATCATTGTATTCATCAACCCATGTGATATATAGTCCAACATCCTTTTCAGCTTTCCTTCTCAGGTCTTCTACATCTAAATCTGGATTTTGTTGTATTGCTTCTTTTATATTTGCTTCAACTGTTTCTTTCGTTTTACCTTGCACCACACAAGAACTTCTGCCTCGTTTTGGTGTTTGGTATATAGGATCATTCCAGTTCATCATTAATGACTCTGGCCCGAACTCTGGTGGTAAGACTTCCCAATCAGAAAACCAACACTTATGTGTGAGTGGATAGTCTGATTCATATATCTCTTGTTGCATAGGATAGTCTATTGAGACAAGATTGTCAAGGGCAAAATCACGATAAATTGCATTACAACCCCAAGTGATAAATTTGTCACTATCTATCGGTTGTCTTGGTCTTGACTCTCCATTACCATATACTATGTGTTTATTCAACTCTTAGTGCTTCCCAAGAAACAGGAAACAATTCTTTTGCTTTTAAATCAATCATCTCTGCAATCAATTGTGTTTCCCATTGTGTATCTGGTTTACATCTCAGATTACACACACGAGCAAAAGCCATCAATGTACCACTCCAATACCATTCAGTATATAAGTTCTGTGGTAATACCATACGAGCCATCTCTGGTGCAACATTTGCTTTCAATAGATTGTTGTATGTTTCCTTTACATACTCCATTGTACTACTGATACTATATTCAATGTATTCATCAGAAGAACCTTGTTTCTTATCTTCTGCTTTTAGTCTCCAGTTTTTTGGAACATAGAACTCTGGTTCAGTGTCAACATAACGTCTACTGACTTCGTTCCAGACTAATCCTACTTGATGCTTGACAAGTTGTCGTGCAACAAATATTGGAGCTTTGATTCTAAATTGCATGGAAGCATGACCAAAGGGACTCCAATGGTCATGCTTAGCTAAGTAAGATATAAGTTTTTTATCAGAGTCCTTTAAAATACTTTTGCCTGTACTGTGATCAATTTTACCAGAGTACGAACTTTCTTTATCAAAGGATACACGGGCAGCGTTTACAACAGATAAGTCGCTGCCCATATGATCAATGAGTTGTACGTTCATTGTACCTCTTTTTTTGATCTGGCGCTCTACGAGTGGGACGATACCCCTTAGGCCACTCTGGTGTCCTAGATGCAAGTTTCTTACATCTTTCCCTAAGCTCCTCATTGTGCTTAGTTAACTCTGCACAATCGTATTCAAGTTCTTTGATACGATTTTTGAACGTCAAAGATTCTAAAGCATCCCATGTTGCATTTTTTTCTTTTTCAGTAGACATAAACTTTTTACTCCTTATATAGTTTATTATGTTATAGTGTACATGATTCTTGAAGCAATGTCAAGAACTAAATTGGCAATTGTGCTTGTCTTTCAAGATAATTTAGTTCTCTTGCATTGGCCTCAATCTTCTCTTTAAGACCTTTAGTGATAAGTCTACCAACTGTATCTGGCTCTATATTATTAACAAAACAATAATCTAACACAGCGTCCATGTGTGATATTTTTTTATCTTTTGCTATATGTTCTATGTTTAGAGAGAATTTCTTAGCAGTTTGTACCGTTTCGCTATTTAAATTAGTATCATTACTATTCATAATTTATGTCCTATATAAGTTTAAAAAAAGTGATGGGATTCTGTTTCCACGTTCCCATCGGACGCATCAGCATTAGGCCGCTAGGGCATAACCTGTAGGTGCAAAGTTATCGTTTGCGTTTGTAGTGTTTGACCAATTACGCAGTCACCCGATAGTTCTACTCGCATCTATACTTGTCAGTCGATCCTAGTTCGCCCCCATCATAATTACTTGCCTAGATATTTTACTCTATCTTTTTCTTTTTGTTCAATCCAGTTTTTAATCCAAATTTTGATAAAGTTAAACATATATTTCTCCAAGTAATTATGGTGGAGGCGTTGGGTACTGCCCCCAAGTCCTGTCCAATTGTCGAATTGTATTAACAAACTATACTCTATTTATATCATACATTCGTTCTAATGTCAAGGGTTAAATTTAATATCTATATCTTTTTCTTGAGGTGCTGGTTTAAAATCACTACCAGTTGCTATAATACAAGCTTGTTTTAATTCAGATGCAAATTCTATCATTGTCCAAGTTTTTGTTTCCATATTGACACTCAAAATATATGATACATTTTTGAATGTACCTGTTGGGGTCAAACTTTTTCCATATAACATAAGAAAAGGTATTTCACGATATACTTTAGCTTGATGAGTTACTACCTCTTTTGGTTCAGCACATTGTACAGGTTTCTGTAACCAATACGGTTCAGCTGACACACTAGACAGGCACCCCAACAACATCGTTATTGACAACATTAACTTTTTCATTTTTCTGTTTCCATTCTGCAATGGCATCAGTCAATAAAGGTAAATAGTCTTTTTTATCCTTAACAAATTCCTGACACACACCATCTGCTGTTACAACCAATATGCAAATCTGATTGATCTCAATACCAGTTCGTTCTTCAAACATTTCTGCATAAGCAGATGCCTGAATGTAATAGGATTCGTTGTAACTATCTTGCCGTTCTTTTGTTGATGTCTTAAAGTCAATAATAGACAATACGCCATCAAACTCGGCAATACAGTCGACTCTTCCTGCTACTCCATACTTATCACTATAAAGACCAGCTTCTTGTGAATGAATATTATCAATACGATCTAATAACTTATCTCTTAGTTGAGTAAACAATGCATGTGGTAAAAACTTTTCTTTGTGTTTTTCCATATTCTCATTGTTTAGATAGTCTTCACACATATGATGGACAGCAGTGCCTCTTGCAGCCGCCGTCCTTGCAATGTAATTCGCCACTTCTTCACCAACACGTTTTCTCCATTCAAACAATCCTTGTTTGTTTCTAACAGAAAGAACTGTTGTAATAGATGGATACATATTTCCATCTGGTGTTTTGTATAGTCGTATTCCGTCTTTATTTGTCGCTTTAATATCCTGTAACTCTACAGGCACATGATTAAATTTTTTCATATTATTTTAATATTTTCCCTAATGTGATAGGCCCTGCAACACCATCTGGTGATAGACCATTTTCTGCTTGCCAATTTGTTAATGCTTTTTCAGTACCGAAACCAAACACACCATCTGCAGGACTTATACCTAAGGCCTCCTGTAGAGCTTGAACTGTTGGGCCTGTCATGTTGGGCCGTGTTCTGCGTAGAGTTTCATTTATATCTACAGCTGGTTCATGTATTTCCCCACCTAAAACTTCCATGGCGTGCTCATAGTGAGATACGCGGTCTTCAAGGCCAATGTAGCCGCCATTAATACGTTTGGTGAGTGTCTTCATATCATATGTATCTGCATACCTGTTCAGTTTATTTGTTTCCCAATACCAGCAAGCACTAGCCAACGCACCCTTTTTTTCACGAACATATTCTGTTGCTTCTTCCGCTGACATATCATATGTGTTACCAAAGGCAGTATAGTTTGCTCGACCTGTTAGTTGCAGAATACCACCGCCCCTAAACATCCAACCATCACCAGAATCAGTATCACCATTATCCATACGATCTGCATAGATTACATTTGCAATTTCTTCTGGTTGTCTGTGATATTCTTCTGCATCACGACCTGCACGTTCAAAATACTTTGAAAAGAGTTTATTTAATGCGTCTGAACTATAATTTAAGTTTTCTGATAAAACTTTAAAGTTATTTGATTCATGACCACATTGTGCAATGAACGCAGCAACACGAGCTTCTGTAGTAATACCATATTGTGGTAGTACATGACACATAGCGTCATACCACTCTTCTGCTTCAGAATTGCCCTTGAGCATATCCTCAACTTGTTCTAAAGTAAAATTAAATTTAAAATCTTCTACTGACATTATTCTATCCCTATTCCCAGCTTTGTTTTTTGTATTAAGTAATTCCTTACAAATCCAGAGCGAACTATATCTCCAATATCAAATTCACAACAGTTAAATTCTTTCATTTCTTGAAGAATTTGTAAGAAATTCATTAAACCATTTTTCTCATTAGTTCTTGTTAAATCTGTTTGGCCAAAGTCACCACAGAATACAATTTTAGAATCTTGACCTACCCTTGTAATGATTGTATCAAGCTCATGGAAGTTTAGGTTCTGACATTCATCTACAATAATGATTGAATTATCAAAGGTTAATCCTCGCAAGAAAGATGTTGACAAGAAGTAAAAACTACCTTGTGCCTTTAGTCGATCATACAACATACTAAATGCTTGTTCGTTTGGTTGTTCAAACATAAACTGCATCATATTAGAATATGGTACTTGATATAGGGCAGCTTTATCTTCTTCATCGCCCGGCAAGAAACCAATTTCCCTTGTAGGAATAAGAGAACGAACCACTACAACTTTGTCGTATGGTGTATCATTTTTAAGTACATCTTGAAGGGCAAGATATAGAGATATGAAGGTTTTACCTGTACCCGAACAACCAAACAAGAATTGATTTTCGCCCTTTTGATAAGACTCAAATACTTCTTTTTGATGATCGGTAATTGGTTTGATTTTTGTGAGGTTTGAAAAACCTATTTCTTTTTTCTTAGACATATTCACTTTCCTAATATAAGTGAAGTGGGTAGTGGCAATTCGTAGAAACCACTACCCACTTCTGTATGAAACCTTTTAGTGAAGGAGGATTTGTGCTCCCATAAGCCATTAAATTGAATTTCATACCTACTATTTATACTTATGTTACCAGTTGGCCTTGATTAAATTCTTTTGCAAGTGCATTCATATTATGATCTCTACCAAGACTTGTACGTTTCTTTATTGCATCAAATGCCCTCTTATCCTTATTTGTTCTATTTGTTCCAAACTTTTCTGCCATTGGTGAGTTGGGATGAGCTTCAGAAATGCGTTGCATATTCTCTGTAAATCCATCGTCTACTTTCTGAGTCTTTCCTTCAATACCAGAAATAATCTTTGGAGTAGTTAATTCATTTTTAAAGTTAGGATTCTCTTCTAAGAATATTCCTAGTTCATTCCAACTACAAAACTTTTCAGTTGTTATATTCGTATCAGTATTAGTTATTATGTATGTTGGCATTTTCTTCTTTCAGTCTATAATTGTCTTCAGCAAGTTTTTTAATTCGCATTTGCATATGATGGATTGATTTTTGCATTTCTACTATTTCGCGCCGCAGTAAAGTTTCAATAGAATCACCATTGTTATCCTTTGTATCTTCTTCACGGCCGCGTCTTAGCATATAGTCATAGTATCCTTCTCTTTGAACCATTCTGGTATCTCCCTACTCTTCCAATTAGCAAAATAATACTTCTCGTTTATATAGTAGTTCTTATAAGCTTGAATAGGATCACCTAGTACTTTGCAATTATCTGGCATACATTGTGGTAATGTTGTGCATTTACCCTGTTTAATATTCTTAGGTGGTCTTATAAGACTGAGTGATGCCCTACCAGAACCGTGTCTTTTACCATACCTATGAGTGTATTCTGCTAAAGTAGCCATGTAAATTTTCCACAAGTACATATAATTAGAACTGGTTTCTCGAACCCAAATGTTTGACGGATGATTAACATGACTTGCTTTCATTAGCAAACCTTCACGTTCATCCTGTAGTAACCACCTTTTTATATTACGATTGTTTTTAGTCTTACCTAGATACATTTCACCATCTAATACCCTATGTGCAGTAGAAAGTAATTGACAATATTCTGTTGCCATCTTTACAATGTGTTTATCAATATGCCATTTAGCATTCTGAATTGGGTCTTCATGTAAATAAAATATATTCATGATCTTTTTTTCTTTTCTTCTAAAGACTTAACTTTATTACTTAACCATAGTATAACACATTCTTCTTG